CAGATGCTGGTTCAGTTCTTCAACATGGCGCCCGACGCAGCCGACGCGCTTATGGGTGAGGTCGGACGGTCCTTCACGATCACGGCACCCGAGGCGAACTGATGCCTTTCATCAGCGAGAGGCAGCGCGACTATCTGAAGCGTGAACACCCCGAGGTGTACCGGCGCTTCTTGCGCGACGAGCGCGCTATGGGCTTTGAACTCCGCGCTCCCGTCGAGGTCGCCGCCGTCGCGAAGCGTGGGCTCGAGAACCGGCGCAAGTATGGACGAGGCGGGACGCTCGTCGGTGCGCGTCGTGCGTCTCAACTGGCGAACCGCGACGTGGTGAGCATCGAGACCATCAAGCGCATGGTCGCCTACTTCGAGCGCCACGAGGTGGACCTCGAGGCGCCGGCTGCTCGCCCTGGGCACCCGCAGTATCCGAGCGCCGGGCGCATCGCGTGGGATCTCTGGGGAGGCGCCCCCGGCCGTGCTTGGGCGAAGCGTCAACTAGCAGTCTGGGAGCGCGTGCAAGCCGCACGCGAGGAGGAAGAATGACCGAGGAAGGAACCACGACCACGACCACGACCACGGCAGAGGCCAACGACAACGGAGCGGGCGCCCGCATCCGTCAGCTCGTTTCGCGAGTCAAGGAACTCGAGGGGCGCGTCAGCGAACTGACGCCGCTCGCCGAGAGCGCCGAGAAGTACCGGGCGCAGATCGAGGAGGTCAAGGCCGCGAGCAAGGCCGAGCGCGAGGCGCTCCGCACCGAGCGTGAGATCGCCGCGGCTGGCATCACCGATGCCGAGGGTATCGAATACGTGCAGCATGCCTACAACCGGCTCCCCAGCGAGGGCCGTCCCCCGCTCGCGGAGTGGCTCGGCAATAAGGACTCGCTCCCGAAGGCAGTGCGTGCCTACCTCCCCGAGGCTGCACCCGCCGCACCCGCTGCCCCTGCGGCTCCCGTTACGACGGCGATGCCGAAGGTCAACGCCGGCACGGTCACGCAGACGCCGCCGGCCACGACCGCATGGACGCCAGAGGCGATCATGCGTCTGACTCCGGCAGAGTTCAAGGCGAACGCGGCAGCGATCAAGGCAGCGTTCTCGGCTCCTTGACATTCTGTCACGCGTAGGCATACCCTAGCCGTGGGGACACTCCCCACGCGCTCGGGGCAAGCTCCCGTAAAAAGCGACAGGCGCGGCAACCTCGAACCTCTTTAGGAGGCCACTATGGCCAACATCGATTTTGCCGCTCTCGACGGCTACTCCCGCGTCGCCGCGGTCCTCTACCAGTCCATCGTGATGAAGCTCGCCGACACCGGCTCGCTTCGGAACGCGCCCTGCTTCCTCAATGTGGGCAGCGTGAACGGCACCGGCTCCGACTCCATCCAGGTGCCCGTGGTCGGCCTCAACGGCACCGACATCATGAGCGCCCCCGGCGACGGCGTGAGCGTCAGCAACACGTCGATCACGAACTCGGCCGCGACGGTCGTTGTCGCGCGTCAGGCCCTCCGCTACGACCTCACGGACCTCGCTCGCGTGAGCAACTCCGTGCCGGGCGGCGTGGACCTCGACGGTCTGTCGAACGCCATGGTGTCGGCCTTCAACGGCCGTTTCAACCAGCTCGCGTGCCAGCTCTCCTCTGGCTTCACGACGCAGGTCGGCAGCACGGGCGTGGACCTCACCACGGACACGTTCTACTCCGCGATCTTCGCCCTGCAGCTGCAGAGCGTGATGGGCGAGTATGACTGCATCTTGCACCCCCAGCAGTACAACGACCTGATGTCCAGCCTCCGCGCGGAGACGGGACCGGCGCAGTACGTCGTGGCGAACCAGGAGCAGACCAACGCCCTCGGCGCGTCCTACAAGGGCAAGCTCTTCGGTGTCAACGTCCACGTCTCGTCCTACGTCCAGACCGCGAACGCGGGCGCGGACTACCGTGGCATGATGCTCGGCAACGGCGCCATCGCCTACGCCCTCGGCACCCCGGCGCCCATCGCGGCGGCGGGCGGCGTGATCATCCCGGCCGGCGCCCCCGTGGCGGTCGAGTGGGAGCGTGACGCGGCCAGCGGTCTGACCAAGGTTGTCGGCAGCGCCTTCCTCGGCCTCGCCGAGCTGCAGGACCTCAAGGGCGTCGGCATCGTCAGCGACCTGTGATGGTCTGCTAGGCTCTGCCTAGCGCCAAGGCGTGTCCGTGCTTATGGTACGGGCACGCCTTCGTGCGTAAGGAGAAACAGATGGCAGCGAACTTCGGAACGGCTGACGGTGGCAACTTCTCGGCGCAACCCGCGTCTCGTCCGCAGGGAATGGCGACCCTGCTCAACCTGCCGACCAACGCGGCATGGTGGTACACGCATCATCCGGCGCATTGGCAGTGCGTGGACGGTGAGTGGCTTCCCGACCTCGGGCAGATGGTCGCGATCCCCGGCCTCAACCGCGTGGACAAGAACGGCGATACGGCGCTTGCCGAGGTGCACCTGAACAAGAAGGGAGTCATCATCATCCCCTGGGAGATCGAGCCGGGTGGCTACTGCATCCAGTACGCTGGTGCGAACGGTCCCGTGTTCCTCTCGAAGTGGGAGAAGCCGAAGCTCGTGGCGGGTCAGACTCGCATGACGGTGGACACCGAGGGATACCGGGCCTTCTGCCGTCGCCTTGTCGCGGACGGCATCATCAAGATTCCCGACCCCGACTTCATCGGTGTGATCATCGAGCGTCAGGAGCGCGTGGTGAGCGAGCACCAGACCCGCGCGCCGACGCACCCCGGCAGTGCGCTCGCGCTCCCCGTCGAGCAGAAGCGCCTCGAGGACATGCGCGCCGCGCGTGAGCGCATGTATACTCCCGTCAAGAGCACGAAGGTGAAGGCGTGAGCGGCGAGCGTAAGGACATCGCAGCAGCGAAGGAGTCCATGACGCGGCGTCTGATCGAAGGCGGCATGCCGGCGCAGCGCGCCGAGCAGGTCGCGCGCCAGCAAGCGCAGAAGGCGGATCGTCGCGAACGCGATAAGTAACGGCAGGGGGACACGATGAGCATCAGCGAGACGCTCTACACGGCACGGTTTCGCTCCGGCGAGACGATCGAGCGTGGGCGTAATCAGGATCTCACGTGTCCCGTCTACCGTGCGGGTGCGCTCGTCGCGCCGCTCTCGGGCACGCTGACGATCTATAAGGCAGACGGTACGGTCGTGGTCAACGCCGCAGCCGTTACCATCACGGGCAGCGTGGCGACCTACGCGCTGCTCGGGACCGTGACCGCATCGCTGGCGCTCGAGGAGGGCTGGCTTCTGGAGTGGACGCTCCAGATGACTGCCACGATGCAGAACGTGTTTCGCAACGACGGCGCCCTCGTCCGTCGCACGCTCTACCCGGTCATCACCGACGCGGACCTGTTCCAGCGCCACAGTGACCTCCCGGCGCTGCTCTCGACGGGCACGACCTCGTATCAGTCCTACCTGGACGAAGCGTGGGGCACGCTCACGAACCGGATCACGGCGCAGGGACGCCGGCCGTACCTCATCATCCAGCCGAGCGCGCTGCGTGACGCGCACCTCGCACTGACGCTCCAGCTCATCTTCCTCGACTTCCAGACGAGCGCCGGAGAGGGCGGTCGCTGGCAAGCCCTCGCCGAGCACTACGGCCGCGCCTACACCGAGGCATGGGGGCAGCTCCGTTTCAACTACGACGAGAGCGACGAGAATAAGGTCAACCCGAACACGAAGAAGTCGGGCACCTCGACGGTGTGGCTCAATGGTCGCGGCGGCTATCCCAACTTCGGCGGCTGGTACTGATGGCAAGCAAGACCGTCAGGCAGCTGCGCGAGGACGTGACCGCACGGATCCTCACGCTCACGGGATGGAAGGAGTCGCGCGTGGCTCCGGACAACTTCGGCCGGGATGCGGACTCCATCGCACATCGCGCTTTTGCGGTTCTGCCCACATCGACGGATGACCTGCGCGCCTACCGCGGGCGCCCGGCCGAGGGCCTCCTCGTGGAGACTACGCTCGAGGTGCGCTACTCCTGGCGCCTCGCGCCGAAGGGCATGAGCGACAGTTACGACGACGCCCTCGACGGAGAGCAGAGCGTGATCAATAAGCTGATGGTCTACGACACGACGTGGCCGCAGTCCTACAAAGTGCAGGTCATCAGCACCACGCGCGAAACGTCAGTACTCGGCGAATGGGTCGTCGGTGTGATAACGTTCCGCATCGTCCACACGCTTCCGCTTCAATAGGGGGTCCACATGGCTATCTCGAGTGTCGTGAAGAACTACCGGGACGGCACGCTGACTTTCAGCGATGCCACTACTCCCACGCCGCTGTCTATGACCGTGCAGTATGAGAGCGGGGACTTCTCGATCTCCGGTCTCGGTACGCTCCGCGAGACGACGACCTACCTGGACCGCGGGGAGTTCGGGAGCCTCCGAAACACTGCTCGGTCATTCCCGAGTGGATCCTTCTCGGCGCATTTCACGGACCTGACTGACGCTACCGGCGGCACGCTTTACGATGTCGCGACGATCAGTGGATACTTCGCCTCGATGGTGTCCACGCTCGGCAGCGCCAGCGATGTCAAGACCTACAAGCTCGTTTGGACCTGTGAGGGGTCCAACTTCGGGGACAGCGGGGATCACGTCCTTACCCTCAATGACGTTCACGTTACCGGCGTGGATGTGGCGGAGGGAGACCCCACCTCCTACACGATCAACTTCGTCGTGTACGGAACGATCACGGCTGTCTAACCCCGCACGGGATAGCATCCCATGCCCGACGCCCCCCGTGCTACATGGTGCGGGGGGCGTTTCACGTCTGAAGGAGGAAGGATGGAAGTCACTCTCGGGAAGCACAAGGTCACGCTCAAGAAGCCGTCGTCGTTCATGTCGGCGCGCGAGGTCACCATCGCCGTGGGCGTTAGCGCCCTGCGCGGTCTGGGTGCGGCGCTCGGCGTGTGCTGGGCGAGCAAGCCGCTGAAGGCCACGCTCGCCGGCTGCAAGTACGACACGCTCGCCTACGGCGGCGCGGTCGTGGACGAGCTGGTCGCTCTGGGTGTGACCGAGGCCGAGATCTACACGGCCGGGAAGGAGGCCCTCGACCTCGTGATCGAGGCCATCCCGCGCGAGCCCGAGGTCGCGACCGTCGAGGGTTTTACCGATCCGGAGCCGGAGCCCTCGACGCCGTAGCCCTTGAGATCGGGCTCACGTTCTGCGGCGATCCCGACGCGTTCTATGGGTGGACACGCGACCAGCAAGAGCGCGTCCTCGCGTGGTGGCGCGTCAAGCACACGCCGCCTCCGAAGCCTCAACGCGGGAAGGCGCGCGAAGGTGATAGTATGTCCCCCGAGGCGCGAGCCTTCTGGGGGATCGGTGGCGGGTAAGAAGATCACGATTGGGCGCGCATCGGTGGCCATCGGGCCACAACTCGAGGCCGCGCTCGACCGCATGATCTCCACGACCTACGCAGAGATCAAGCGTGAGGTCGAGAGCATCGCGTCGGACGTGACCGACTACGCGCGCTCCGAATGGTATGAGAACGTGACGCGCCGCACGGGCAAGACGGGCGGGGGCATCGACTACGAGATGCGGATTACGCCCACGCATCTGAAGGGCGTGGTCTTCTCGAGCAACAAGGCGACGTACTACGTGCATCGCCCTGGTCCGTTCTCTCGCCTCGGGCGTCGCGTCGATGGCGAGGAGTTCTCGACCATCATGCAGCAGTACCGCTCCACCGGGACGATCCCCGAGGGCTACACGGTCGAGCGGTACACACGCACCCGGCGTCCTGTCGGGGTGTTCCGCATCAACGTCGAGAGCAAGCGCCCACGCGACGGGAAGAACGTGTGGAAGATCGTGGCGATCGACTACGGGAAGCGCCTCGTCAAGCAGCGCCTCACGGACATCGATAGGGCACTACAGGCCGCAGCGCGCCGGCTTGCGGCGTAGGGGGATCCATGGCTAGCGTAGAGTTGTCAGTCGATGCCAACCTCTCTGGACTGCGCCAGCAGCTGGAGAGCATCCCCGGCCTGACGGCAGAGCAAGCGCGGCTCATGACCGCGGAACTGAACAAGAGCATCCGCGCGAGTGAGCGTGCGGCGAAGGCTGCGGCCGATGCCAGCAAGCGCGCGATGGCTAGCGCCTCTGAAAGCGCGCGTGAGGCGGCTGCGGACGTCGGCAAGGTCGGAGATCGCTTCGGGACCGTAGGCTCGTCTGCGGGCAAGCTGGCGGGCGCTCTGTCGATGCTTGGGCCAGCGCTCGGCGACAGTGCGCGCAACGTGGCCGACCTCGCGGACGTGGGCGAGGTGGGTGCGCTGGCGTTCGAGGGCTTCGGTGCGGTGCTGCTCCCGCTGACGGCTACGCTCGCGCTCTTCGCAGCCGGGCTGGCTCCCATTGGCGAACTGATCTACGAAGAGAAGAAGCGCGCCGAGGAGACGGCAGTCGCCCTCAAGAAGTACGAAGCGGCGACGGCTGCGGCTGACGAGGCAAACACCAAGTTCGCGACGAGCCTCGCAGGTGTCAACGATTACGTGCGGATCGCAACCGGTCTAGAGACGCTTGCGGCGCAGACTGCTCGCAAGCGCGGCGAGGCTCTACGCGCAGAGGCCGATGCGACAACGGCCGCGACACAGGAGCAGATTGCACGCGCTGACGCGCTGCTCGCGGCACGAAAGGCCGAGCAAACCGCGATCAGTAATCACCTGCTGCTTGGCAAGGCGACCGACGAGGAACGCGCACGGCTTGCTGTGCTTGGGCCTGAAATCGAGGCGATCACGGCAGCCCAGGCGCAGCGCCGCGGGCGTATCATTGAGGTAAACGCCGCGACCGAGGACAGTATCGAGTTCATGCGCCTCGAGGCCGAGGCCATCGATCAAGTCGCGCGCAACGACAAGAAGCGAGCGGCCTCGATCGATGCAAAGAAGCGCGCAGAGGCGAAGGACGCCGCAGCGATCAAGTCGATCACCGACGAGATCGACGCGTACCTAAAGATCGATGCCGACTGGCAGCGCAGTCTCGAGCAGGGACGCGTAGCCGCAGAGGCGCAGGCCCAGGCGATCACCGACAAGACGGTGCGCGCGATCGAGACGTACTCGGCGAAACTCTCGGACCTCGTACCCTCGAAGCCGCTCTCGGACGTGGAGCAGTTGCAACTCCTTATCGCTGACCTCGACCTCGCGATGCAGCGGGCTCCCACCGAGGAGCTCGGCATGCGCTTCAAGGCGATGTCCGACGAGGCCGTGGCTGCGCTTGAGGCGATCCAGACCAAGACCGAAGAAGCGTTCACGCTCGAGGACGCGGCAGCTTTCTTTGAGAACGTGCAGAGCAAAAGCTCGCAACTGTTCACCGATCTCGCCGCAGTCAGCGACTACTTCATGGCGCAGAGCGAGAACGCCGTAGAGCAGGCGTTGGCTGCGCGAAAGTCGCTGGGCGAGGACGCTACGGCCGAAGAGAAGAAGCAGGCGACAGAGCGTGTAAAGGCTGCGAAGGACGAGGCGCGCAAGCAGTTCGAGCTCAACAAGGCGTTGCAGATGGCGCAGATCATCGTGAACACGGCAACGTCTGCAACGCAGGCGGCGCTCGTTGCGCCACCTCCCGCGAACCTTCCGTTCATCGCTGCGGCGCTCGCAGCTGGAGCGGTCCAGCTCGCAACCGTGCAAGCCACCACTCCGAAGTTCCACAAGGGTGGACTCATCGGCCAGCCCGACGAGGGCATGGCGGTCGTTCGTTCTGGCGAGGCCGTGCTCAACCCGATGGGGCGTAGCCTTCTCGGCGACGAAACCATCCGCGCAGCGAACGCCGGTATGGGCAGCGGGACCGGAGGGCACGCGGTGCAGGTCGTGTACAAGCACAAGTCCTTCGACTACTTCGTGCGTGACCATTTGAGGACGAACGCCACCCTCCCGCGTGCGTTAAACGCTGGGCGTAGGCTCGGGCAGAGGGGAGGCTGATCATGGCGAACGCCGTTACCGTCAACGCTCTGCGAGGCATCCTCGTCCACGACGAGCGCATCAACGCGTCGTC